AACAACACACTCATCCCTGTTGATAAGTGGATGGGGTTTAGCGAAAAAGGTGGTTTAAAGGGATCAATTGATCTGTTGCCATTAGATACATTGGCAAACGCTTTGCTGCAATGTTATCGGGCGCAAGATGAAATCAAAAGCACAATCTTTGAAATTACAGGTATTAGTGACATTGTTCGGGGACAAGGCGCAGCGAGTGAAACAGCGACAGCACAACAGATTAAAGGTCAGTATGCAGGATTGCGCTTGCGAGCAATGCAAGAAGATGTTGCCTTGTTTGCGAGTGAGCTATTTCAGTTAAAAGCACAAGTTATTTGCACTAAGTTCCAACCGTCTACGATTCTTCAGTACGCAGCTGCCCAAGCAATGCAGCCAGCAGATCAAGCGCTGATTCCACAGGCGTTGATGTTGTTACAAGACAAGCCTTTACGGTCATTCCGAATTCAGGTCGATTCGGATAGCTTGGTGCAAATTGACGAACAACAGAACAAGCGTGATCGGGTTGAATTCTTGCAAGCAATGGGTGGCTTTTTAACTCAAGCGTTGCCAATGGGTCAGCAAGCACCAGAATTAGTGCCTATGTTGATTGAACTGGTTAAGTTTGGTGTTGGCGCTTACAAGAAAGCTGCGCCAATTGAAGGCACGATTGACCAGGCTATGGAAGAACTTAAGATGAAACAGCAAAAAGCCTCGCAGCAACCACCTCAACCTGACCCAGAAATGATTAAGGCGCAGATGGATCAGCAACGTGAGCAATCACGAGTTGAGGCTGACTTGCAGATTGAGCAAATTAAAGCGCAAGGCGCTGCGGCACTTGAGGATCAGAAACAAAGGTTTGAGTATTGGAAAACTGAATATGAGGCGCAAAACAAGATCAATTTAGCTCGGATTGCGGCTAACCCAGGCTACGACATTCCGTTGCTTGAACAGCAAGAATCAGCCAATCAGCAAATGATTGTATCGGTTGCCGAAAGCATGAAAGAAGCAATTAGTCAGATGGCACAATTGCATCAATCAATGATGGCATTGCAAGCACAAACCATGCAACAGATTGAGGGCGTAAAAAATATAGTCGGTGCGCCTAAACGACTGATTCGTGGCCCAGACGGTAAAGCGATGGGCGTGGAGGTAATTCAATAATGGCACTTGTTCTCGCAGATAGAGTTTTAGAAACGTCTACAAGTGAGGGCTTAGGCACTTTTGCTTTAGCTGGCGCACAGACTGGTTATCAAACATTCTCAAGTGGGATTGGCAACGGTAATACTTGTTATTACACAATCAACGGTCAGACTACCGAACAATGGGAAGTCGGTATTGGCACGGTTGGCGCAGGCACACTTGCACGAACAACGCTAATTTCCTCAAATACAGGAAGTTTTATTAACTTTGTTGCGGGCGTTAAAAACGTCTTTGTTACGCAACCAGCAAGCAAATCAATTTATAAAGACGAAAACGGCAATGCCATTCCATTGGGATCGGCAAGTGCGACTCAATTAGACATTACCGCACAAGGTGATTTGCGTCTGCAAGACACGACAGGCGGCGAGTATGTAGCAATCCAAGCGCCTGCAACTTTAGCTTCAAGCTACACGCTAACGATGCCTGTTGATGATGGCACAACGGGACAAGCCTTAGTTACAGACGGATCAGGCGTACTGTCTTGGTCGAGTGCTGCATCAGGCGATGTGTACGGCCCTGCCTCGTCTACGGATAACGCTGTAGCTCGCTACGATGGCACAACAGGCAAGATTATCCAAAACTCAGCGGTTACGATTGCTGACGATGGCGCAACGGTTATTGCGGCTAATAGCTCGTCTGACGGTCTGCGCATCACTCAGATTGGCACAGGCAACGCTCTGTTGGTTGAGGATAGTGCTAACCCTGATGCTACGCCTACTGTTATCACTGCAACCGGAGCTGTTGGGATTGGTACATCATCCCCCTCAGCACAATTAGACATTTACGCAGCTAATTCCAGTGGAACATTTACATCGCAAATTTTTAGTGCAAACAATAGTGTTGCGGCAAAAACTAATTATGTAAAAATGGATGCTTTAGTAGCCTTTAACCCAGCAGGGTCAGAGACAGGAGGATACCAATTAAAAGTTTTGCAAAATAATGCGTATAAAACAATTATAGATGTCAACGGTGCGCTTGTTAACGCTTCTAATTATTTAGCTTTTGGCACGACTAACGAAGCTATGCGGATAGCTTCTAACGGGACAATTTCACTTGGTGGCACGACAGGTGCTGAATCCCTGCGTGTCACGCCTGTCACTAGTTCGGTGAATTATTTAGAAGCAAAAGGTGCAGTTACTACAGGCGCACCTGTATTATCAGCCGCAGGATCAGACGCAAACATTGGTATTACATTAACACCCAAGGGTACTGGTGCTTTAACAACCGCAAGTAACGTGGGGATTGGCACTACAACGCCCACTGCAAAACTTAGTGTGGTTGGTACTACTCATATTACAGGTGCGAATGCTTTCCCGACAACAGGAGTGGGTATAGAGCTTGTTCCCGCCGTTGCGGGTGGTACTAATTACATCATAACTTACAACCGGACTGGTACTGCTTGGCAAAATTTAGAAATTGCTTCTGCCCAAACCGTGTTTGGTACTGGTGGCTTTGAGCGGATGCGTATCGCTTCTACCGGCACAATCTCCCTTGGTGCAGCACCAGGCTCAGAATCCCTGCGAGTCACGCCTGTTGCGTCTGCGGTGAATTATTTAAATTTACAAGGTGCAATCACAACCGCATCACCATCTATAACGGCGGCGGGTTCAGACACAAACATTGATATAGCTTTTACACCAAAAGGCACAGGCAACGTCAGATTCGGCACATACACAGCAGGTGTCGTTGTCCAAGCTGGCTACATCACGATTAAAGATGCAGCGGGTAACACTCGCAATCTTTTAGTTGGTTAATCACAGGAGCTTTAAATTGAAAGAAATCCCTCTTAGTCTTGCCCCCGAAGAAATTAACTTCATCCAACAGGTTCTGGGTGAGTTGCCGTCGAAATCGGGAGCTTTTATGTTGATGCAAAAGATTAAGCAACAATCAGATGCGGCTGCGATTACGCAAGCGCCAATCACTCCAATACCACAGGTGCAACTATGAAAGTATGGACAATCAATTCTTTGTCAGTAACAAACACACCCTTGCCCGAAACGGTTGTGATGTCAAATTTCACCATCGCTGAAGATGGTCAATCGGTGACGTACAGCGTCAACCTCCTGCCCGCTGACGCTGCAAACTTTATCCCCTACGCCGACATTACTCAAGCCGAAGCTATCCAGTGGACGCAAGACGCATTGGGTGTGGATCGTGTTGCAGCGATGGAAGCAGAAGTGGATGCTTTGATTGCACAGGCGGCTATTCCTCAACCACAGCCAGAGCCTTTGCCTTGGGTTGCACCTGAACCCGTTGTTGAGGAAGTTGCAGAATGATGTGGTGGTTACTTCTTTTGATACCAGCGGCAATAGTCGGGTTTTTCTTCTGGCTCTGTGCGGGCATGGATGAGCAAATGAAAGGGTATTAGTATGTTTGGTTTATCAGCGTTTTGCCAATTACCATTTGCATCGGTGCTTGTCGGGTTGCCGCAGCCTATTCTTATTTATGATTTTCACGATGGTGGGAAACGTAAAAAACAAGAAGAAAAGGAACGCAAACGATTAGCGGCTAAAAACAAAGCGAAACGAGATGAAATTATTGCTTTGTTTGAGCAAATTGTAGAAGGCAAACCAAAAATTGCTGAAGAAATAGCTGAACCATTTATTATTGCTCAAGCAACAGCAGAAATGCCAATGCTAATCAATTTTGATGCAATGCTTAATAATTTAGATAAAGTTAATCAAATTTATAACGCTTTAATTGAAATGGATGATGAGGACGTTTTGTTACTGCTATGAGAAAAACTTACATTTACGTTAATGGCGAATTAGTCGAAAAAGGCTCAAAAGAGCATTACGACAGCCTTGGGCCAATGGTTATGCCTGACATTCAACCCTACAAATCAATGATTGACGGTTCTATGATTACGAGCCGTTCGGTGCATCGTGACCATTTAAGACAACATAATTGTATTGAGATTGGCAACGAAAAGATGGAAAGCAAGCCACCGCCACCAGTTGACACTAGGCGAGAGGTCATGCGTCAACAACTGGCGAACATGACGCACAAACAAGCAAATCAAATTCTTTCACAACTACGCCGTAAATTTACCTAAAGGGGTATAAATTGGAAAATACTGAACAACCGGATCGTCGGGAATTACTGTCACAGCAGTTCGACGAAGTTCAGAATGAAGCACCAGTCGAGGCAGTAAAGACTCAAGCCGAACCCAATCTTGAGCCACCACCAGAGCCACCAGTTTGGGAGCGTCCACCAGCATCATGGAAGAAGGATTATCACGAAGCCTGGACAACCGCTGACCCAAAGCTGAAGGAATACGCTTGGAAACGTGAAGAAGAAATGAGGGCAGGTGTTCAGCCTTTGCTGTCTAAAGCTCAATATGCTGACCAAATGCAGCAGGCCATTGAGCCGTACATGAACAATATCCGTGGTTTGGGCATTGAAGCACCACAGGCTGTCAAAGCCTTGATGGAAGCCGACAATGTTCTGCGCCACGGATCACCACAACAAAAACAACAGTATTTTGCTCAATTAGCCCAACAGTATGGGATCAACATGGGCGATGTGCAGATTCAACCTACTGACCCCAACTTTTACGCCATTCAAAATGAGCTTGCACAAGTTCGTGGCGAGGTGTTAAATTGGAAGCAACAGCAGGAAACTGCACAAAATCAAGCGCTTTTGCAAGAAATTAACCAGTTTCAAACAAAAGCAGAGTATTTTGAGGAAGCTCGTCCAATAATGATCCAGTTGCTCAACAGCGGCGTGGCTCAAGACTTAGATGATGCGTACCAAAAGGCAATACGCCTAGATAACGACTTGTTTACAAAGCACCAGCAAGCCTCACAGGGCGCAGCAGATGCAGCGAAACGGGAAGCATCGAACAAAGCAGCGAAAGCGGCTAGGGCGGCAGCGGTCAGCGTTAAAAGTTCCACACCAGGGGCAGCGACGAGTACCAAAGCGCAAGATAGGCGTTCGTTACTCATGGAACAGTTTGACAACATGAACGAGCGTTTTTGATAACCTAATTGGAGATTACTATGGCATTTGCCAATAGCTCAATTTCGGACATCATTGCGACTAACATTCAATCTCGCACTGGTGAACTTGCCGATAACGTGACAAATAACAATGCGCTTTTACGCCGCCTCAAAGAACGTGGCAACGTAAAGACATTCTCTGGTGGTAACGTGATTTTGCAAGAAATCATGTACAACGACAGCGCAACCGACAACACCAATAGCTATTCTGGCTACGAAGTGCTGAACGTGTCGCAGAACTCGCCAATTTCGGCGGCTCAGTTCTCGATTACTCAGTATGCAGCAGCTGTGTCGATTTCTGGTCTAGAAATGATCCAGAACAGCGGCAAAGAAGCAATCATCGACTTGCTCGATGGTCGTATGTCTGTTGCTGAAGCTCAGTTGGCTAACCGACTGTCGGGTGACATTTACCTTGACGGTACTGGCAACTCAGGCAAGAACATCACAGGCCTCGGCGCTGCTGTTCCTGACGCACCTAGCACCGGAACATACGGTGGCATTAACCGTGCATCGTTTTCGTTCTGGCGTTCAGTTAAATACTCAGGCGTGACTGATGGCGGCTCTGCTGTTTCGGCATCGAACATCCAAGCATATATGGATTCTCTAGCTGTTCAGTTGATTCGTGGAACAGACAAACCTGATCTGATCGTTTGCGACAACAACTATTACAAGCTGTATTTGCAATCGTTGCAGTCAATTCAGCGTATTTCTGATGGTGGTAATTCGTCAGTTGGCGCAGGCTTTGCATCGTTGAAATACTACGGCGCAGGTATGGCATCAGATGTGGTTCTTGACGGTGGTATCGGTAACGATGCAACGGCAAACCATATGTGGTTCTTGAACACCAAGTACATGATGTTCCGTCCACACGCTGATCGTAATTTCGTGCCAATTGGCGGTGAAAGACAAGCCGTAAATCAGGACGCCGTGGTCAAGCTAATTGGTTTTGCTGGCAATCTTTGTTCTTCAGGCCCGCAATTCTGCGGCGTTCTGATCGCTTAAAGGAAACCATCATGGCATATACATTCGACGAACCCCGTATCGGGCTTTTAAATATTGACCAGACGGACTCTGGCACAACAACCGCAGGCGGCACGACTATTCCTACGCCACCTACAATGTTGGGCAACATCGTTCGTGCTTCTGATCCAACTTACGGCGAGGGTGAATTTATCCTGCTGCTGGGCGTGGCATCAACTGTTGTCGGTTCTGTTGTGCGCTACAACGCTACAACTTACCAAACAACTTTGGTTGTCAACACTGCCGTTCAAGACGTACCTGTTGCAGTCGCTATGTCGGCTTGCACAGCGGGTCTTTACGGTTGGTATCAAATTGCTGGTAATGCAGTCATCAAGAAAACTGCTGTGACCGTTACACCTAACGTCACTCTGTTCTTGTCGGCTACAGCTGGTCGTGTCAAGGTCTTGGCAAGTGCTGGTCTGCAAGTTGTTGCTGCTCGTTCGGCAAACTTGACTACCGTTACTTCTACGACTTCAACGATTACCGTTACCATTAACCGTCCACATCTACAGTCGCAAATCACCTAAATGATTGAAGCTGTTCTTGATGTAGTTGGGAACACAGAGCCTGACATTTTGTTGGGCAATGTGCAGCGATCCGTAAAAAGGTCGCTGCCTTGGTTTGATTTTGACAAGTCACCCCAAGGCAGCGTCTGTCTTGTTGGTGGTGGGCCAAGTCTGGTTGATACAATTGACCAGTTAAAAATCCGTCACCAAAACGGCGCAAAAGTTTGGGCAATGAACGGTTCTTACGATCATTTGATTGGGCAAGGCATTATTTCTGACGTAATGGTGATGCTTGACGCTAGGCCAGAGAACGTAAGGTTTGTTCAGAATCCACAGCAATTAACTACGTTTTACATTACAAGCCAATGCGACGATTCAATATTTGATGCGTTGGAAGGTTATAAAGTTGTGTTGGTTCACGCCAATACGCCTGGCGTTTATGAATTGCTTGAGCATGAAAAGGCTAGACCAGTTCATTTGATGGGCGGTTTTACAACTGTTGGCATTTTGTCGTTGATATTGGCTAAGTTGCAAGGGTTTGAGCGTATTTTTTTGTTTGGCATGGATTCAAGCTATCGAGATGGTGAACATCATGTTTATAAGCAAGAAAGTAATGACAACGAACGAGTAATTGACGCTATGATTAACGATGTGACGTACAAATGTGCACCGTGGATGGCACAGCAGGTGACAGATTTTCAAAATGTCGTAGCAGGCTTTGATGATGTTACGATTGAAGTATGTGGCGATGGGCTTTTACATCAAATGGCTAAAGCATTAAGTAATTAACTTCAAAGGATTATCATGGCATTTCCATCAAGAATTCAAGGCTCAGGCAATTCGCCACTAAGCGCTACAAACATTTGTGGTGATGGCGCTGTTGGTTTGGTTGCTCTAGGTACAACGGCAGCGACTGCTTTGCAGCTTTCAGCCGTAAACAATACGATTACGACTTCAGCAGCATCGACTGGCGTTAAACTGCCACCGACTGAAGTTGGCGCACAAGTTATCATTCGTAACGATTCGGGTCAAACAATTACCGTTTATCCTTACGATACAAGCAGTACAATTAACGCAGCTGCTGCAAGCGTAACTGTTGCAACAGCAAAAACCATTCTTTTGGCAGCAACTTCCGCAACCACATGGGTTTCAATCACAGGGGCATAAATTGGGCTTAGACAGCGATATTCACAGCGCAGACAACCATTTGCACGTTGAATTTTACGTTTACGACAAAGAACCGTATAAAGAAAAGCCGTTTGTTAGAATCATAGTGCCAGGCGATAAGACGAACATTGTTGACCAACCCGTTCGGGAAGATCATAAAAGACGTTTTCCTCGTCAATGGTTGCACTTTCAGATGCAAAACAATAATGCAGAAGTTATTGGTGTGCCTTTAAGTCAATGGGTAAAAGACGATCCTGAAAACTTTAACGATATGCAGATGGCAGAATTGCAAATCTTTAAGTTCCAGACCGTTGAGCAAGTTGCCACAGCTACCGATAACCAATTGCAAAGGGTTGGCATGGGTGCGATGGGCTTGCGGGAGCAGGCAAGGCGGTATTTACAAGTTAAAAACCAATCTTCTAATCAAAATGAGATTGAAACTACGAAGCAAGAACTTGCTGAATTAAAAGAGCAAATGGCGGCTTTGATGTCTCAGTTGTCTGAAAAGAAGGTTGGGAGGCCAAAAAAAGAGGAATAAATGTCATCAACGATGCTACAGCTAGTCACCCAAGTTACCAATGAATTGGGTGTATCAACGCCAACTACTGTGGCATCGAATACGAACCAAGATGTAATTCAAATCTTGGCTCTGATGAACGCTGCTGGCTATGAATTCTTGCGAAAACATGACTGGCGGGAATTAACTAAACAACACACATTTACTACAGTTTGGTCAGAAACAACTGGCAATGTGGTTGAAGATACATACACAATCACCGGAATTCCATCTACTGCGGGGCTAGATACAACGTATCAAGTCGTGGGCAATGGCATTTCTAATGCTGCATATATTGAATCTGTTGACTCATCTACGCAAGTAACGATCAATTTACCCGCTACAGGGACGTATGTAGGCACATCAATTACTTTTGAAAAAGTGAAATATGATTTGCCTTCAGACTACGAATCAACTGTGCCACGCACCCATTGGGACAAATCCAAACATTGGGAAATGCTAGGGCCAGAAAGCCCACAGCAATGGGAATGGCTGTTGTCGGGCTTTATCTCGACTGGCCCACGGATTCGTTGGCGCTTGCTTGGCAAATACTTTCAGATTTGGCCTGGCGTTTCGACTAACGAGCTTTTGGGCTACGAGTACCGATCAAAGGGTTGGGCATTATCGTCAACTGATGTTGTAAAGAATTCATTTACTGCCGATTCCGACACTTGTATTTACCCAGACCGACTAATGGTATTGGCTACAAAGCTGAAGTATTTTGAGGCTAAAGGCTTTGATACAACGGCAATGTATCGCAACTATATTGAGGAATTTGAGATTGTTCGGGCGCAAGATATGTCGGCAGCTAACTTGTCGTTTGCGCCACGCCCAGGCACGGTCTTGATTGGATACGACAACATACCTGATACGGGTTTTGGAGTTAACTAGAATGAGTCCATCGTTTGCCCGACTTGATTCTGCTAATTGTGTTGTCCTTGACCCCATACTCAGCGGCAATAATTCGTTGCAACCTATCGTCTTGGCGAATGGCTCTAACTTGCTCAAGTGTCAATTTGGCTGTGCCGCATTGTTCGCCACGATTTGTAGTGCCATGTTTAACTTTATCGGCATGATTGTTTTTAGATGTATCCCATCTAAGATTATTCAAATGATTATTTTGTGGGTTTCCATCGTTATGACAGCACTCCATACCTTGTGGTCGGATACCTACAAAAGCCTCCATTACCAATTTGTGCGGTCTACAAATCTTTTGTTTGTTATTTTTCCACAAACCAAGGTAAGGTCGGTTGTCATTATCTTGAATCGTTTGTTCTTTAATTTTGCCGGTTTTTATAGATCGAATGCGACCAAAATTAGAAACTTGGTAAATACCCTCAAATCCAACAACATCAAGCCATTGTTCCATCATAA